GTCCGAACACTCCTCCAAAGCAGTTCCTTTATGGATACAAGAGATATGGGTCAGATCCCAAGATCTCTGTAAAGACATTCTAAAATACGAGTTTATAGAAAACTCGCTTTCCGGAATGGCAAAGGCTAAGGACCTGGAAGACTACGATGAACTTCCTGGCCTTATTGAAGACAAATGGCACATAAGGGCCGAGTTCTTCCATGAAAATAAGGACAAAATCCACAAACTCATGGTAGCGGGAAAGCTATCCATAGAGAAATGTAGAACCTATTACTCTGAAAACGGAGTAATAGACTCCTTAGAAGGAATCAGGGAGGTCTCTCAAAAGACTCAAGGCTCGGATAAATCTCCGAGGAGTCAGAAGAAAGAAGACCCTGAGAAATCTCGAAGTTCTAATCAACGAGGTAACAATCGAAGAAATCGAAATGTTCCTCAGAACAGGAGAAGTAGCCCAAATCAAAATAGATTTGGAGGGGGAACGCGACGAGAGCCTCGTGGTAATACAAGAGGTTCCGGACGCACCGTCAAAATTGACGGTAAGAATGTCCCGATCGGAGAGCTTTACGGAATGCTCCGAAAATATAGATCCTCAGATCTTATTAGATATGGGGAATCTAAAATTCCTAGAGAGGTACTCTCTAAGGGACTCCAAGATAAAGGAGTCACAGGCTTTTCCAAATCAGGAAAAGCTCTTAAAGGACTTAGATAAAGTCCTAATGAAGGTCAGCAGCACTCTAAAGGAGGCTGTAATGACCATTCAAAGACATCGGGCCGCATGGTTGACCATGGCCGATGTGCTCAGGGCCACATTTATGGTCCTGAGAGTAAAAAAGAATCATCATTTAATTGATAAGGATTCTTACCAAGGCGTTCTCTTACGCTACATCTTATCCTTTTGCAGGGGTAGGTATGAGAATATGATAGAGAACATTAAGCAGTTCTGCTATGAATGCAGAGCAGCTTACATTGGAGCCGAGTATGAGGAAACGCATCCTATACTCAGAACCTGTCCGAAAAGATGGCTTTGTCAGCTATCTAGAATGAACAGGGACCTTCCAACGCCATACCTGCCCCTAACTAAAAAGGAGGAGGAAGAATGGCAATCCAGATTTATTCCGGATCCGAAGGAGCTCAGAACCATGACCCGAAACATCGGTGAGACTATCACGACGATCGAGGCAATGGAAGGATACAATACTAAGATTGAGCATAAGTCCAATCTCAGATGGGGAAAGACATCAGGATGTCTTGAGTATACTACTGAAAGGGGAGGTCTTTTGACCACAATCTCCGAACGTATACCCCTCGGGATAAAGCATGAGCTAATGAAATGTAGCTTATACGATATTCCCGATATCCAGGCACTAATATTCAAGCAGCTGAATGCCGCTTGCTCATTAGAAATAGAGCCGTTTGTTCACAACTGCAAATTCGTGAACTGCGAAGGAAAACATCCACCACTCCTTAAACACACCGTGTTTACGAGGGGAGCGAAAAAAAGACCGCTCACAATGTTTCTTTCGGCAATAAATTACTTAAGTAGCATAGTACAACGAATGCTAACCGAATGGCTCCGAAACTCGCTAGTTCCTAGCGAGTCACTAGAGTCTTCTCCTCAATGGGTCACGCACATAGCAAAAGTCTATGAGCGCCTCAAAAAGGAGAGAAAGGATATCTGGTTTCATTCAGGCGATTTAGTGGCCTGTACGGACAATTTTGTCTTCAAAGCGTCACAAGCATTAGCTAAAAAGATGCTTGAACCATTTGAGAGACCAGACAGTTGGGATAACATAATATCCGTCGGTATTGGTAGATTCCACCTTATGCTTCAAACAGATGAACTGCTCGAGCTAAGGAGACACGGCAAGTATGATGATATACTTGATTACGTAATAGAAAATTACCAAAAATACCCGCTGCAAATTATTGGGCAGCACATGGGGAACCCCCTATCTTTCCCAATAATGGGAGGAATGCATCAAGCGATCGCAACAAGAGTCTGTGAACTCGGTCATTACCGAGTAACATCAGAAAAACCTGAGATCGCCCAGCTATACCGCCGATTATGGAACGGCAGAGGCGAATGCACGTATATCTTAGGCCTATTAGACGACGGAAGGTTGTCAAAAGGACCATCCAAGATTCAACGAACTTATGAGTGGCTCATCAACATTATAACTCGCGAGCCCACTCTTTCGTACGAGACCTTTTATCATAAGGTTAACTCGCCGGAGGCGAAGAAGTACGTTAAAAAGAAAGAAGTTGAATCCGGAAACGTCGAATATA